TCGCTCCGAGCTGCTTTTCGAACTCCTCTTTGTTCTCTGCGGCTGCGGTTGCCGGGCAGCACCGACCATTTACAATCGTGGCGATGACATCGACTAGATAGCTTTTACCGGTTCCTGACGTATCGGCGGCGATAAGGTAAATCGGTGCCGTTGCTAGCGACCCACGCAACTGGGCGGTCAACAATGCCGAAATCGCAACCGAGCAGTCGAGTGCTTTGCGCTGGAAAGAGAACTCCGAGAGCAGCTCCTTGACGGTCGCCAGCGCCGCTTCGGCTTGTGCACGGGTCGGGCGTTCGGGAATTGGCGGCAGCTGTAAGCCGGGTAGCAGATAAAGCTCGGAGCGTTGATCATATCCGGGGGTTGCCAGTAGCGAGCCGTCGCAGCGCAGCGTCGGCGTGGTGATAATGCCGCTGACATGCGGGAAGGCCCAGCGCTGATTACGTGCCAGCACCATGCGCACCAACTGCAGCGGCGGGTCGGCGTCGACCCAGCGATTCTGCCTGACGCTGAAGCGTTGGTATATGGCGGCTTCGGCCAACGGCTCGAGCAGCGAATCGGTAGTGAACTCACGCAATTTCGCCGTCACAGTCTTGCGCCCGTCGGCTGCAGTCGCGGTCTCGACAGTTGGATATACAAGCGTGCCAGCGCGCGAGAAGATCGGTGCGCCGGAGAACAGTAGCGCACGCTCGGCGCCCCGGACGATGCGCGGCAACTGACCGCCGACGAGGCGGATGGTTGACAGCACATGCGGTGCCGCGGTCGGCTGTGGCGCCGCCGCTGGCGCTGCGGCTCCCGGTGCCGCTCCCGTTCCTGATGCTGCTGCCCCTTGCCCTGACGCCGCCCCCGATGCTGCACTCGGCGCCGGCGCGACGCGCCCGATAACAGCCGCGCCGGGAGCCGCCGCTCCGCCCGCGGCCTTGCCGTAGGATCGCTCCACCTCCTTGCGCAGGCGTTTCTGGTATTTGGCGGCGATCCCGCTCGGGTACTTCTCGAACAGTTTGACGATGTTCTCGATGCTCCAGTGCCGACGTTTAAGCTGGTCGACCACGGACTGGAACAGCGCGGAGCGGGTCTTGTCGTTCTTCTTGCCGAGGCCGCCTTCGCGAATATCCTTCAGCAGGTCGTCCGGCAAGGTCGCCTCGTCTGCGGGAGGGGGAACAGCGGACGTGGTGGACATGGTCGACGCGGACAGGCCAGCGGCCGGCTGGAATGCGTTGAGCAGCTCATCCGGATCCCACAGCCGGCCGGTCTGCTCGGATATGCGGGTCGGCTCGACCGTGATGCGTCCGCGCGCTTGCTTCGCGCGGCCGGGATAGTTCGGCGTCCCGGCCACCCGATAGCACTGGGTGATGACCCCGGTGTCCTGATCGGTACCGGAATTCGCGCGGACGATCTCGCCGATTAGCTTGGCCTGCGCCGCCGGAATGGCGCGCGTGAACAGATACCAATAGTGGAAATTCCCCGGCGAAGTCTCGATCACTAGGCTCGGTCGCACCTGGATATTGCCGCCCCTGCCCTTGTCCGCGTCACAGTCGGCGACCAGCCCGAAAACCCATGCCGTATCGTCGAGACTGCCGCGCAGGTTGCCGCGCAGGTCGGGGCGCACCGTGCGTGCCTCGATATAGATATTGAATCCATTCTCAGCGTCCCCGACCGCAGTCTTGACCATGTTTTCGATATCGTCAGGTACAAAGCGATTAGGAACGACGCTGTCATCGATCGGGCTGATGCGGCAGATCTGCAGCACGCCGAGCGGGCCGGCGCCATTGATCGTCGCCTTCACGTGCTCGCTGATGATCTCGATGAACTGGCGAACCGTGGTCTCGTCGACTTGCGTGCTCATGTGATTTTCCCGCCGAGTTTGAAGAACAGGCTGTGAAGGTATTTGTGCTGCTTCTCGCTTGGCTCGCGCCCCCACACCGTGCGGCTGGCCATGTCGTCGACGAACTCGTGATGCTTCGCGTCGAGCCGATTTTTGTTACGCTGCAGGAACAGCGCGACCGCCTCCCAGGCCGGCTTGCCGTCGGTGCTGTGAAAATCGTTGACGCCGTGGAATTTGTTTTCGGTGTCCTGCACTCCCGCGGCGTAAGCGTCGCTGATGGCCCTGTTCATCTCGGCCTGGGTTATGGCGGCGCTGCCGTTGCCATTGAGGATCTTCTCGAAGCCGCAGGCCAAGCCGTCCCAGTCAGTTCCTAGGGACTGCAGCAGACGCTTCAAGGCGCGTACCGCAGCGGCGACCTCGTGGTCGTTGTCCGAATCGAAAAGCCGGAGCGCGCAAGCGATCTTCTCCTCCCGCGTTGTCTTGTGTTTGGACGTCATCGCCAGCAGCGCTCCTTTGTGCGGACATATGCGGCAACGCCAATCGTTCGGATCGTCATAGCCGCGCTCCAGCAATTCGCCGGCGCGTGTTGCGGCGATGATGTTGGCAGCGCGGTCACTCCACATCTGCGCGCGCTCGGCATCGAACGACACCCAAAAATGCAGCTGCTCGCAGGTATCGGCGTTGATCGCGCTAAATAGCGCCGGATTGGTCAGGTCGAGATAAGCCTGGTACAGCGCGATTTGCGCGCTGTAGCGCGGAAAGGTCTTCTCCAGCCCGTCGCGTCCAAGCGCGCGCCAATTCTTCGCGTTTAGCGCCTTGCATTCCCAGACAAACGGATAATTGAAATAGACCCCAGCGAGAGGATTGGGCCCGCCAGTGACGATGCCGTCGACATGGCCGCGAAAATCGCCGTTCACAGCGGAGAAGGCACGCACCTCCGGCGGCGCGAACTTGAAGCCCGCCGCGACGAGTTGCTTGAGCATGCGCGCTTCGAAGTGATGTCCGCGCGCGAAGATTTCCTGCGTGCGGGCGGAATGCAGCGGGGTGCACCACCAATCGAACTGGACGCGGCGCAGGCATTCGGAGCCGGCGATGCTCGCGCCCAGGTAGGGGCGCGGCAATTCGGCCGCGGTGCTTGCCGCACGCTCGATCGCCTCGTTGATGGCGGCGTTGACCGGCAGCGTCGCGAGATCGAGCGCGAAGTAATCGTGCGGCACCGGAAGCCTCCATCATCAAATGCCGATCTCGTCGTTGAACTCGTCCGGCGTCATCAGCGGTCCGCCCGCGCCAGCATTGGCCTGGCGCGCGATCGTGGCCTTGCGGATCAGCCGCATGGCCGTGATCAGGAATTCGCCCATCATCTCGCGCGACCACGCCGTGAGCGGTTGCGTCCAGTCGATACCGGTGCAGGCGGCGGCGAGCTCGGGCAGGATCGCCGCCACCGCACCGACGTCCCATGGCTGAGGATCGAGCGCGACCATGCGAATAGTCCGCTCGGTGTCGAGCTGTTCCGCGGCTGCTTGCTGTGCCCGCACGCTGATCCAGGCGAACAGGATCGCGGCGACGATCCAGCCCCACTCCGTGTCGCTCAGTCGCCCGACCGGCGTCCCGGGCGGAATGGGGCCATCATCTCTGAGGACCCCACGCGCGCCCGCAATGGCAGCGGCCGTGGCCTGTCGCTGCCAATGATCTTCGAGCGCGGAGAGCGAAACCTCTCCAATGGTGCGAACCTTTGCCATCAGCGTGCCCACGGTGGCGGCTCGATCGGCGGGTTCGCCGGGGGCGAAGACGGTCCGGAAGGCGCGGGCGGAGTAGCGCTGCCGCCAGCGCCGCCGCCGTCGAACGGCGGCGTCTGCACGACCGGGCGATATTCCTTCCGCTCCGGCGTAATCACCGCAGCAATGATGTTGCGGTCCTCGTAATTCTCGCCCGGTCTGTTTTTATTTGGCTTGCCCTTCTCAACCCCGATTTTCACCGGGAAGGTCAGACCGTCGAAGTCTTTCAGGTCGGCTTGATAGGCGGCAAGCGCCTGCGGGCCCTTGTCGCCCTGCTTGATGTTGTGCGCGCTCTCCAGGATTTGCCTACGCACGCCGTAATAGTGCTGCGCTATATCCCGTTGGCCCTGCGTCGTGCCGTTGACGATCTGGTTCTCGAAGATCTTGCGGCGCGCATGCGGTCCGTCGACAACGGTGTACTCGACGTTGAGCATCTCACAATCGCCTTCCTTGGAGCGTGTGAGCAGCCCGTCTTCGCCGACACCGCCGGGACGGAGGCGTACGAGGATGCTTGCGATCGTACCAGCCGGAATGAGCTCGAACCCGCGCGGCGGTGGAGCGTTTGAATAGTCGTATTGCATGGGAGCCTCCTTACGTTTGCTTGGGGGGTGAAACAGGATCGTGATGATTGACTAGTTTCGCGAGTAGCTTGCCGAGGTGTGGCTCCTCGATCTGATTGAGCCGACCGCTGCGGTCCTTGGCCGGAAATCCCCATCTATTCGGTGAGGTGCAGATGAATGCGCGCTGCGGTTCCTGGCTGCCTTCGAAGTTGATCCATTCCATCACGATGAATTCGTCGACGATGGCGCCGATTTCGCGCGGCACCTTGGCGCCCTCTAGCTGGACCTGAAATCCGAGCGGGCGATTGAATTCGTCGAAAACCTTCTCGAGGATGCCGATGAAAACGACATGCTTCGCCCGCACGTGCTGGAGTTGGTGAAGCCAGAGCAGGAGCTCGCGCGCGTGCAGCCCATAAGCGCCGCGCAGATCCTTTGCGCCGGTGCGCTCCGACCGCGCCTCGGGCTGCTGCTCGGCCCAGCGAAAACAGAGTCGACTTGTATGAGTGATGCTGTCGACGAAGATCAGGTCGTATTGGTCAAGGTTTTCGAGCGGTCCGCCGATCGCGTCGTAATGCGCCTGTGAATAGCAACTGAGCGGTCCGAACGACGGGTTGGGCCCGCCGATACGGCAGGCGACATCGCGCGCGGTTTGCCAGTCGTCGATCTGGATTGTAGGGACCGGTACGTCTTTGACCGATAAGTCACCAGCCTCGCTCTCGAGAAACAACGTGCGGCTTGCATTGACTGTGCGCAGCTGCGACGTTTTCCCCACGCCAGTCGGGCCGGCGATGATGAGTTTCGCACCGCGCGGCGCGCTGAGTCTCTCGTCGGCGCCGATGATCTTAAGAATCCTCGTGCTCATGCGGCTCTGCCCCCTCGGTATGCGGCCTCGCCGCGGTCGATCACCATGCAGACGCCGAGGCCGCTATTGCGCAGCGCCGTGCAGGCGATGGCGCCCATGCCGATGAGCACAATGCCGGTACCCGGCTCTTTGCCAATCGAACCATCGGGGCGGTGGAACTTCGTTTTCCCGTTGGGGAAGCAGAGAAGCTCGGCGTTGGGGACGACGACCGCGTGGAACCAGTCGGCCGACGTGCGCGCCGCGACCAGCGCGATACCGTTGCCGTGGGCGAAGAATTTGCGCAGCCAGGGGACGTGGCCGCGGCGGCCGCCGAAGGGCGGGTTCATGAACACCAGGCCGCTCCAGGGCTGGCGCAGGCCGTCGTCGGCCTTGGTGAAGATCTTCCACGCGGGCACCCAATGCCCCGGCCCGGGCGAGCATGGGTCAAGATCGAACTTGAGGCCCAACGCTGCGAAGATTCCCGGCGGCGTGAACCAATCGGATGACTTGCCGATGTTGGGCTCGTGTTCGCTCATCGGTTCTCCCCTAAGGAAGACGCCGCGCATTCGCGCGTGGCGCCGTTGCTGTTCTCAGCCGCTGCCCCGCTCGGTGGCCGGAGCCGGCGCGGCCCGCCGCAGGTATGCGGGGATGTCGAGGCCTTCGTCGACGGGTGGCGGCGCGGGCTGGCCCATGCGGTCGCGCAGCGCGACGAATTCGCCGCTCAGCTTGGTAAATTTTTTGCTGGCTTCGTCGAGCGCCTCGCGCAGACCGGCGTTCTCGCTGCGCAGATCCTCGACCTCGGAGCGCAGCGTAACGTTCTCGACTTCCAATTCTTCGAGGCGTGCCAGCTTGCGCGCAATTTCGTCAGGGCTACCACTGACATCGTTCAAGGACGCCGCGATTTCCCAAAACGCGCTAGCGACCGCGACTGGGTCGGGTGATTTGGACGGACGCGGCGGGCGCCAGCGCTTCGCGGGCTGCTCGTGGCCCTTGGTGTCGATCGACGTGTTGCACAGTTCCTCAACGTGACTGCGCAGACCGACATTCTGAATCTCAGCCAGGCGCTTTCTGAGTTCGTCGTCCTTTCGTGCGATTTCCCCCGCGCTGCTCGCGCCGATGCTGTCGTCATCGTCACGGGGCGGCGGCACTCTGCGCTTCACCGGCTGCCTGCGGCCCTTGGCCGCGTCGATGGTGCGCTTAACCTCGGGGAGCGGAATCACCTCGCCGCTCTGCGCGCGCTTGATGATGTCGGTTCTGGCCGTCTCGGGCGTCGAAGGAGCGGCGAGCAAATAGAGCGATTTGAACGGAACACCCAAATCCGTCACCGTGACGGATTTGCTCATCTCGTAGACTCGCATGTAGCGGAGTGCGGTTGAGCCGCTCCATCCGAATTCCCGAGCCAGCCACGGCAACCAGTTGCCGTGCCCACAAATGCGCTTGCACTCGGTCAGCCGGCGACCGATCTCGATCACCGCGCGCTTGCCGAGCCGGTGGATTTCGATGGCGTGCTCGGCGAGGACGGAGTTGGCTTGATTTGCAGCGGTGGGAACGCTATCAGACATGGGCGAACTCCCTTCGTTTGGCCGCGAGGCGGAGATTTCCGAGTTGGAGCGGCCCGGCGCCTCAAAGCCGGGCCGCTCCCGTTTGAGTCGCCAGCCGGTAATCGACCGCCTCGGCCGCCGGCGACGGCGCGGCCGAGGCGGGGCCGGTTAGGCGGAGATGTCGCCGGTGTCAGAAGCGCTCGTCGGGACGCCGTACAGCGCGCGATAGCGGGCTTGCGCCGCCGGCGGGATCAGCCGGACCCCGTTGCAGTCGACGGTCGGGATCTGGCCCGAGCGCACCAGGCTGCGCATGATCGCCTCCGTGGTCCCGACCTCCTGCGCGAATTGTCTAATCGTGGGCGCCGGCCGACGCGGGCTGCTGCGACGCTTCCGTGGGGTCATTGCCAAGCCCTCCGTTGCTCCTCACGACTCTAACTTATGTTAACTCGAGGTCAATAGCGTAGCTTGCGCCTAATTCCGTTTTGCCGTAGACCGAATGTCGACGACGCGGGACGAAGCAGGGCATGTCAGGCCGAAAGCTTATTTTTCAGGGCCATCGTTGGCCGGCCGCGGTTGCGCACGACGAGCCGGTCCCGCAGGCGATGATCCTCGCCGACGGCACACCGCTGCCGCCTCGCAGTTTCGTGAGGATCACCATCACCGGCGACGGTCGCGCCTGGACGCCGGAGCCCGTCGATGCCACCTGGCGCGACCTAGCCGAGCTCGATCTTTCCAATCCGGAGGCGTGCCAGACCTTCGTCTGCAGGGTGGGCGACCCCAGCGGGAAGCCGTCGGCGCCCCAACCGCAACGCTTTGTGCGAGAGCCCCTACGGCTAGGGGCGCACCACGACCGATTGATTCCGGCCGTCCCTGGGAAAGTCGTCACCAGCCAATGGCTGCCGCTGGCCATGGCGCTGCAGCAGGCGGCGCGTGGCTGGACTCCACCCGACGAGCTCGGTGTCAGTCACCCCGTGCACGATCCACGGTTGCGGGCCGAGGCAGCGGGCTTTCTCGACCAGCCGGTCGCCCAGGCCGCTCGGCAGAAGGTCGAAGTCGCGCCCGACCCCAATAGCCTCGCGCCCGCATTCAAGACGAGCGCGCTCGATGGCTTCCTGATCATGCAGGCCTGGCTTGCGCTTGAACACCCGCTACCCATGACGCGCTGTCAGGTGTGCCAATCCTGGTTCGACATTCGCCGCCCCAACCGCGCCCCTCGCTTCTGCTCGGCCTCGTGCCGCGCCATCCATCACCAGCAACAACAGAAGGAAACCCTTCGCTATGGCATCGGTACGCAAGAGTATTACGCGCAAAGGGACGCTGCGCTGGCAGACGGTGTGGAACGAGCCCGGCCTGGACGGCAACACGCGCCAACGCACAAAAAACTTCGCGCGGCAAAGCGAGGCGCGCGAGCACGCCAATCGCATGGCGCAAGAGATCGAAGGCCGCGGCGTCGGTGACCCGCAGCGGCACACCGTCGAGCGCTACTTGCGGCGATGGCTCGCCACACTTACCGATCGCAACGAGCATTCGCCCAGCACACTCAGCGGCTACCGCCGCCACATCGCGCTCGCCAATAAGTACATCGGGCACGTTTCCCTGGAGCGGTTGTCGCCAGCCGACCTCGACGAGCTCTACGCGACACTCTTGCAGCGCGGCGGCGTCTCTCGCAGAGGTAAGCGGGGCGAGGAGAAAGCCTCGCGGCCGCTCAATCCGCGCACCGTGCTACACGTACACCGGGTCCTGCACACAGCCTTCGAGCAGGCGCGCAAGTGGAAGCTGATCCGGGAAAACCCGTCGCGCGACGCGACCGCTCCATCGGTCCGCAAGAGCCCGGTGCGCGCTTTCAGCGAGGATGAGGTCGGCCGGCTGCTGACCGCTGCCGCCGATAATTTCGAGACCCATTGCATGCTCGTGACCTTACTGATCACTGGCACCCGGCGCAGCGAGCTTTGCGGCCTCGCCTGGGACATGGTCGATCTCGACCGTAGGACCATCGCCATCAAGCGCGTCGTGATCGAGGTTGATCGCCTCCCGGTGCTGCGCGAGGTCCCCAAGTCCGAGGGCTCGGAGCGCACCATCGAAATTCCACCGCTGCTGGTCGAGTTGCTACAGGCACAGAGGGCGCGCTGCCTTTCAGCCGCGCTGGCCTGGGGCAAGGGCTATCGCAAGGATCCGATGTTTGTATTCGCGCAGGTGAACGGCGAGCCGCTCGACCCGATGCGCGTGACCTACCGGCTGCGGCTGCTCATGCGCCGCGCCGGGGTCAGTGGCCGCGCGCCGACGCATGGGTGGCGGCATACTTGTGCCACCGCGCTGATCGCCGCGGGCACGGACCTCAAGACGGTGTCGGCGCGTCTCGGTCATGCCTCGCCGCAACCACGCTCAACACATATGCGCACCCCAGCAGCGGGCGCGACCAGGCAGCCGGCGACTGTCTCGCCGCGTTGGTCGAACGGCAGGGCAGGAAGGGCTTGCGCGAAAAAAGCCGATGCAGAAGGAACATGGTCGCTTGACGCGGAAGCAGGCCAAAGCGGAATAACGCAATACGGCAAAGCACTTGGAATGACCGCGAAGGAGAAGAACGAAACGCGAAGCACAGCGAGCTGGCGTTTAGGAAACCGCTGCTCTATCCAACTGAGCTACGGGACCACTTAAGTCTTTTACTTGCGCAGGTAGCGTTTCGTCCTCGCCTCACAATAGCCTTCT